TGATGATGAAGATCCTATGATGGAAGCTATCACACTAAAGAAAGTTTCTGTTACTCACGGTGACAACGGTGTTCAAACAAAGAGCACAAATTTAAACAACAGCGGTCAAGCTGGGATGGATTCTAAGCCAGTTAAATTCTCTGGTGCTTCAGAAGCAGTTCCAACAGGACCAAAAGGACCAAGTAATGCATATACTAAAGGTGAATCATCTGTAAAAGATGCTAACAAGTGGAAAAATGCACCAGCACAAAACAATGCAGACTTAGAATCAGCACCTAAGCCAGTCACTAAAGACGAAGCAGGTAAAGTTCGTAGTCCAGTAGCAGAGTCACGTAGAGCTCCTGCGAAAAGACGCATTTAAGGAATCTGAGAGCAATGGCTTTGTATCTCAAGGAGCATCTGACATTTGACCGAGCCGGTATGGTTGTTGAATCTGTCAGTGAAGGCGACAAGAAGAACCTTTATATGAAAGGTATCTTCATTCAGGGCGGGGTTAAAAACGCAAATGAGCGTGTTTACCCCGTGTCTGAAATTGAAACAGCCGTCGGTACTCTAAATGAGCAAATTACAAGTGGTTACTCTGTATTGGGTGAAGTAGATCATCCAGATGATTTAAAGATTAATTTAGACCGTGTATCACATATGATAACAAGCATGTGGATGGACGGAGCTAATGGTTTCGGCAAATTAAAGATTTTACCAACTCCAATGGGTGAATTAGTTAAAACTATGTTGGAGAGTGGTGTGAAACTCGGCGTTTCAAGTCGTGGTAGCGGTAACGTGAATGACATGGACGGCAAAGTGAGTGACTTTGAAATAGTCACTGTGGATATTGTCGCACAACCTAGTGCTCCTAATGCTTATCCTAAAGCAATTTATGAAGGAATGATGAATATGCGTCATGGTCATAAAATGTTGGATATAGCAAAAGATGCGCAGGGCGATAAGAAGGTACAGAGATACCTGAAAGATGAAGTGGTTCGTCTTATCAAGGATCTCAAAATTAACAAAGGGGATTAAGCATGTTAGATGCTATCAAACCATTACTTGAGAGTGGATTAATCAACGAAGAAACTAGTGTCGCTATTAATGAGGCATGGGAATCTAAATTGAACGAAGCCAAAGAGCAAGTACGTGTAGAATTAAGAGAAGAATTCGCACAACGTTATGAACATGACAGAAGCGTGATGGTAGAAGCCCTTGATAAAATGGTCAGTGAAGGTCTAGAATCTGAAATTGAAGAATTCCAGAATGAAAGACAAGCAATGAACGAAGACCGCGTAAAAGCGCAAGTAAAATTGCGTGAAAATGCAACGAAATTTAATGATTTCATGGTTACTAAACTAGCTGAAGAAATTAAAGAATTACGTTCAGAACGCAAACTACAAATGGAAAGTCAGCAAAAGCTAGAGCAATTTATTGTTCATGCTTTGGCACGTGAAATTAAAGAATTCGCACAAGACAAACAAGCTGTAGTTGAAGCAAAGGTTAAGTTAGTTGCTGAAGGTCGTAAACAATTAGAAGCATTGAAGGCACGTTTCGTGACTGAATCTGCTAAGAAATTGTCTACTGCTATTGCTAGCCAACTCAAGGGTGAATTAGGCCAATTGAAAGAAGACATTAAAGTTGCTCGGGAGAACAATTTTGGTCGTCGTATTTTCGAAAGCTTTGCAAGTGAATTCAGTGTCACTCACTTAAGTGAGAAAGCTGAAACACGTAAGCTAATGGCTCAGCTAGAAGAAAAAGAAGTTCAACTAGCAGAATCCATCAATCAAATCAACAACAGTAAAAAGTTAGTTGAATCAAAAGAACGTGAAGTTCGCATTATCAAAGAGTCTAACCTTCGTGAGAAGACTATGGCTGAATTGCTATCTACATTAAATGAAGAAAAAGCAAAGACAATGCAGAACTTACTAGAGAGTGTGCAAACAGGTAAACTGCAAGCTACTTTCGATAAGTATCTACCAGCCGTTTTGAATAGTGGTACTGAGAAGAAGTCTGTAAAGACTAGCTTAACAGAATCAGTTATTGTAGAAGCAACTGGGGATAAAGCTGCCAAACAAGAAGTTGATATGGAACAACGTGATAACGTTATCGATATCAAGCGTCTGGCAGGGCTTTAAAAAAAGACATAATTTAGGAGAAATATAAAATGTCAAAAGTACTCTTAGAAAGCCGTTGGGACGAGACCAAAGAAGCTCTGTTAGAAGGCTTAAAAGGAACTCGCCGTTCAACAATGGGTGTTATTTTAGAAAACACCAAAAAACAGTTACTAGCTGAATCTTCAGCCGGTACTACAACTGCAGGTAACATCGCTACATTAAACCGTGTTATTCTACCTGTTATCCGTCGTGTCATGCCAACAGTTATCGCTAACGAGTTGGTTGGTGTTCAGCCAATGACTGGCCCAGTTGGTCAAATTCACACTCTACGTGTTCGTTATGCTCAGTCATTAACAGACAACAGTGCAGCCGCAACTAGCGTTACAGCTGGTCAAGAAGCATTGAGTCCATTCTTGATTGCACAAGCATATTCACGCACTCCAAGTGCTGATTCATCTACAAGTTACTACACAGGTAACGACACTGCTGCCCTAGAAGGCAACGGTGGTAAGCAAATCAGTGTTCAAATCTTGCGTCAAGCTGTTGAAGCTAAGTCACGTAAGTTGCAAGCACGTTGGACATTTGAAGCGGCTCAAGACGCTCAAAGCCAACATGGTATTGACGTTGAAGCTGAAATCATGGCCGCTCTAGCACAAGAGATTACTGCTGAGATCGACCAAGAGATTCTATTGTCATTACGTACATTAGCATCTACAGAATTTACATACAACCAAGCTACTGTATCAGGTACAGCTACTTACGTTGGTGACGAACACGCTGCCTTAGCTGTTCTAATCAACCGTGTTGCTAACTTGATCGCCCAACGTACACGTCGTGGCGCAGGTAACTGGGCTGTTGTTTCTAGCGCCGCATTGACAGTATTGCAATCTGCAACTACTTCTGCTTTCGCTCGTACAACAGAAGGTACTTTCGAAGCCCCAACTAACACTAAGTTCGTTGGTACATTGAACGGCGCTATGCGTGTGTTCGTTGACAGTTATGCTCCTGATACTACACCAGTATTAGTTGGTTATAAAGGTTCTAGCGAAACTGACGCGGCAGCATTCTATTGCCCATACATTCCATTGATGAGCAGTGGTGTTGTTCTAGATCCATCAACATTCGAACCAGTCGTATCATTTATGACACGTTATGGTTACATCGAATTAACTAACACTGCATCATCTTTCGGTAATGCGGCTGATTACGTTGGTGAAATCGCAGTTCAAAATCTTACATTCCAATAAATCGGAATCCTCTGTTCGGGAAACACATACTACGGTCTGTGTCACAGGAAGGAACAAAGAAGCACTCTCAGGGTGCTTTTTTGTTGGCTACAAAGTGTAGTCAGTGTCAACTGTAATATCTAAAATACTCTTACGCTTCTCTTTTTCTTTCTTCTGATGAAGTCTGTTACAGTTAGCACATAACGTTTTTAAATTAGACTTGCTCTTGTTCTTCTTGTTACCATCCTTGTAAACAATATCAAGTTGGCACTTGTCTTCAGGGACAAATCCGCACTTCTCACACTTATTTTTCTTATGTAATAAGTAACCATGTTTTGGATTGTACGCAGCCTTACTACATTCAACACAATACTTGTGCCATTTCTTAAAGCCATGTTTACTAATGCCATTAGGTTTTGCTAATGAAATATGGCAGTGTTCACATAGTGGTCTCGGATGTTGTCTGGTAAGCATAACGTATTTAGAAAAAAGATTTCCAGGGTGCTTTTTTCACTCAATTTAAATATGGGTTTTAGATAAATACTACAATACGTTATAATAACTCGGGATAAACTATGGCATCAGATGCGTTCAATACACTAGGCGGCTACACAGTAGGTATACCGCCTGTAGTTGTAATCGATAGTAATGGCAATATCACATCCAATAAAGCTAATATTGGTAATTTAGTTGCCTCCATCATTACTAGCAGTGGCAACGTAACTGCCCCATACTTTATCGGTAATGTTGTGGGTAATGTTTCCGGTAACTTTGTTGTTCCAGGTACAAATACAGCAGTATTATTCAATAATCAAGGCAATGCTGGTGCAAGTGATGCGTTTCGATTCAATAGTGCTACAAATGTAGTAAGCGTAACTGGTAATATTAGTGTTACTAATATTCTAACAGACAACTATCGCTATGCAAATGGTGCACCATATGTATTTGCCGCAACAGCCGCAGGTAGTAATACACAGATTCAATTTAATAGTAATGGTGTATTAGGGGCTAGTTTTGCATTCACTTTTGATAGTGCTAATAACATCTTTGCGGCAGAGAATGTATCTTCAATCACAGTCACATCAACTGAGATTAATGCTGATGATATTGTAACATCAAATTCAGTTACCGCCACTACGTTTATCGGTAATTTAGTTGGTAATATTTCAGGTGGAAACGTTGTTAGTGCTAATTACTTAACCGGTACATTAACAACTAATGCCCAACCAAATATTACTAGTGTTGGTACATTAAGTAATCTATCTGTTACAGGTAACACTACCACTAACATTTTAGTCAGTAATACTGTTTATGGAACACTAGCTACACAAGCACAGCCAAACATTACTAGTGTTGGCACATTAACAAGTTTAGCAGTAACAGGTAATGTTTCTGCAGGTAATATTAACGGTGGTAATTTAGTTAGTGCGAACTACTTAACAGGTACACTAACAACCGCTTCACAATCTAATATTACACGTGTTGGTACATTAGGATTTTTGAATATTGATGGTAATGTAGGTCCTGCAAATGGTAACATTACATTAACCGGTAGTATTAATGGTACAGGTGTAAATAGTAGAATTAGTGTAGCAGGTAATATTACTGCAGGTAACGTTAGTGCTACATTATTAACAGGCACATTAACTACAAACGATCAACCAAATATTTGGTCTGTTGGTAATTTAACTAGTTTAACAGTTCAAGGACCGGTTGACTTAGGAGCGGTTGGTAACATCACAATTACAGGTGGCTCACCTAATTATGTATTGTCAACGGATGGTGCAGGCTCGCTAAGTTGGGTAGAACAAACAGGGGGCGGTGGTGGCAACGGCACACCTGGCGGCTCAAACACCCAAGTTCAGTACAATTTAAATGGAAACTTTGCAGGTAGTGGTTCCTTTACTTACAATGATACTACAAAGACATTAATTATTGGTGGGAATATCAATGCAACTACTGCAATTCGTTCACCACAACTAATATCAAACGTTGCAACAGGCACTGCCCCGTTTGTAGTTACTAGTACAACTCAAGTTGCTAACTTAAGTGTAGAAACAGCTAATGTTGCAACGTTTGCAAATACAGCAACAAATGCAAATGTAGCATTAACTGTATCAAATGCCGCACAACCAAACATCACTAGTGTTGGTAATTTAACTCAATTAGATGTAGGTGGAAATCTACAAGTATTTGGTAAAGCAAATGTAGTAGGTAACATCTCAGTTGGTAATTTTGATACTACCGGTACAATCATATCGAGTACTGCAACAGTTACTGGTAATTCAACATTTGGCGGGACGTTACAAGTTAGTGGTGGCGGACAATTAAAAGTATTAGGTACAGTCAATACTGCATCATCATCAAATGTATTCTTGGGTAATGTAGAGAACATTCACATTTCAGGTGGTACAAATGGTTACTTATTGGCAACAGACGGTGCCGGCAATCTAAGTTGGACAGCAGGTGGAGGTGGCGGAGGTAATGGTACACCGGGCGGTAGTAATACACAGATACAATACAACGATACTGGCGCTTTTGGCGGCAGTCCGTACTTAACATTTAATGAAGCAACAAATACATTTCAAATTGCAGGTAATTTGATTGCGAATACTACTCAGATGGGTGCGGGAATTTATAAATTTTCTACACAATATGTATATTTTGCAACAACTGCATCTACTGCCCCAGATCAAGTATTATGGTCAGTCCCAGTTGCTAATGTATCAGGTGTAGATTTTCACATTATTGCTACTGATGTAGCAGGATCTACTAGACAGTCATCTAAAATATCAACTATGGTATATGGATCAAATGTGGTATGGAATGAATTTGGTAGTTTGCAAATCAACGGGGGAACTGGTTCATTTTCAGTTGTATATGTGGTAGGAGACATTATTAATCCAGCAATGTTACAATTAGTTGTAACTCCGGATTCTATAAATTCTACTGCATACAAAATGATGATTACGGAATACTCACCATGATGTATTATAAAAATGAGATAAATATGATTAACAAAGGAAATGATTATGGCAATTAAACCATTCAACTCAGTAGGCGGCTTCTCCGTAGGTGAAGTTCCAGCTAACGTGATACTGGCAAATGGTGATATTACAACAGGTAGCGCAAATTTAACCGCAAATCTTTATGTAAGTAACACAGCTAACGTCGGTAATTTACGCACAAATAACCTGTTATATGCTAACGGTCAACCTTGGGATCTTCAAGAAGCCGCCGGCGCAAATACGCAGATTCAATATAATCTAGGTAATAACTTTGCGGCTAGTGCAAACTTTACATATGATGACAGTGTACAAATATTAACTGTATTAGGTAACGCAAATATTACTAAAACATTATTCGGTAATGTAGCAAACTTCAGTGGAAATCTAACTTCTCTAAATGCAAACTTGGGTAATTTAGCTACTGCAAACTATGTAAATGTTTCACAACAAATTAATGGTAATGTTGCTAATTTTAGTGGTAATCTAACTTCTCTAAATGCTAACTTGGGTAACTTAGCTACTGCAAACTTTGCTAATTTATCAAGTAATTTAAACGTAACTGATACTGCAAACGTTGGTAATCTACGTACTAATAATCTATTATATGCTAATGGTCAACCTTGGGACTTACAAGAGGCTGCAGGAGCTAACACACAATTACAGTTTAACGATGGTAACAATAACTTTGGCGCAAGCGCAAATCTAACATTTGACTTTGCAACACAAACATTGGGTGTAATTGGTTTAGTAAATATAACAGGTAACGCAAATGTTTCAAATACTATTAATGGTAACGTTGCAAACTTCAGTGGAAATCTAACTTCTCTAAATGCCAGTTTAGGTAACTTAGCTACTGCTAATTATGTTAACGTATCGAATACTCTTACAACAGTAGATGCAAACATTACAGGTAATTTAACTGCGGTAACAGTGAACTTAACAGGTAATTTAGTTGTACCAAACTTAACCGTTAATTTAGAACTAAGTGGTAATACTGCAAACTTTACAGGTAATATTAATTCAGCATTAAATGCTAATTTAGGTAATTTAGTAACAGCTAATTTTGTAAACGTTGCTTCTAATATTACTTCAAGTAATTTAACAGTTAATGCATCTTTATCTGGTAATACTGCTAATTTCAGTGGTAACGTAATATCTAACAACTTAACAGTTAATTTAGAACTAAGTGGTAATACAGCTAACTTCAGTGGTAACGTAACAGCCGCAAATATAGTTGGCGCATTAGCAAATGGTACAAGTAATGTTAAAGTATACAGCAACGCTAACGTAGAAATTACAGTCGCTGGTAGCGCAAACACAGCAACATTTAGTTCTACTGGTTTGTATGTAGTTGGTCAAATAAATACCACATCAGGTAATATGTTATCTAATGGTAACATTACCGCAAACGGGTTTTTAACTAGTGCAAACGCTAATGTTACAGGTGAAGCAGTACTTGGTAGTGTTAAGACAGCAAATATTACTGCACCAACAGGTAATATAACAATCAGTGCGGCTGGTGCAAATAATAATATTATACTTTCACCAAGTGGTGTAGGTAATGTTGATGTTGGGTTACATAACATCACACAAGTTGCATTACCGGTAAATCCTAATGATGCGGCAACAAAAGAATATGTTGATAGCACTGCTCAAGGTTTGCAAATTCATACTGCAGCCAATGTAACTACAAAAACTAATTTAGCATCTACATATAATAATGGCGGTACTGTACTATCTGTTACTACTATTGCTGGTGGTAAAACAATTACGTTTGGTGGAAATCACGGATTAGCTGTAGATGATAATATTACATTTACAAACTCGTTTAATGGTATAATTGGTGGTGAAGCATACTTTGTATTCAGTGCACCTACAGCAACTGAGATTACTATCAAAGATGGCTACTTTGGCGCCGAAGTTACTACACTTACTAATGCATCTGGTTTAACACAGCCAGCCTTAGGTAATGGTGGTGTTGGAGCAACACTTACAAATTCAGGCGCACAAGTCGCATTAACTATTGATAGTGTTTTAATGACAGTTGGCGCAAGAGTTCTTGTTCAAGGTCAAACTAATCAATTTGAAAATGGTATATACGAGGTAACAACAGTTGGAACCGTATCAACAAATTGGGTACTAACACGCTCAAGTGACGGTGACTCTTATCAACCAAATAGTGATACAGCTTTAAATGCAGGATCGTATTTCTTTACATCACAAGGATCACAGAATGCTGGTTCTTCTTATGTATTAACTGCTCCTCCTGGCGAAATAATAATTGGTGTAGACAGTATAGTATTCAGTCAATTTAGTGCAGCCGGTTCATATAGTCCGGGTAATGGTATTGCTATTACCGGTACAATTATTAGCGCAAACACTGATGGTGTAACAACTGATATTAGTGGCGGTAACATTGTTGTTAAAACTGGTGCAAATCTTACTACACCAAACATAGGTGATGCAACATTCAGTAGCATAACTTGGAATACATTAAGCAATGGTAATGTTACTGCTAACAATCTAAGTATTGGTAATATTGCTAATATTACTGGTAATCTACGTGTTGACGGTATCATTCAATCTAATGGCAACGTAACAAGTAATGCGTTTATCAATGGTAATAATGCATCATTCACAAACTCTGCAAACATTGGTGGAAACTTATTAGCAAATAACATTACAAGTAATAATGCTTTTAGTACAAACACCGCTAACATCAGTTCAAACTTAGTAACAAGTAATGCTACTGTTAATTTAGAACTATCTGGTAATACTGCTAACTTCAGTGGTAATGTTATTGTTCCAAATCTAACTGTCAACTTACAGCTAAGTGGTAATACTGCTAACTTTAGTGGTAATGTTGTTGCGTTGAATACTAATGCAGGTAACTTATTAACTGCAAACTTTGCTAATATTGCAAGCAATATAACAACAAGTAACTTAACAGTTAACTTACAGTTAGATGGTAACACAGCAAACTTTAGTGGTAATATAACATCATTAAATGCTAACTTAGGTAATCTTGCTACAGCGAACTTCTTTACAGGTACATTCATTAATGGTACGAGCAACATTGCTATTCCATCATCTAATGGTAACATCAACTTAACTGCAGGTGGTAATACATCATTGATTGTAACTGCAACCGGCGCAAACATTACAGGTAATTTAGGAGTTTCAGGTAACTTCAGTGTTGGATCGTTGGTATCTGACAATCTAACTGCAAACTTAAGTGTCTTTGTTGGTAATACTACAATATCTTGGGGCACAGTTACTACTACTGGTATTACTGCTAATCAAACAATTAAATCGTTTAGTGTAACAGGAGTTACTGGTATAGAATTCTTGGTTAAAGGTATTGATAGTACTGGATCAAAATATTCAGTTGCAACAGTTACTGCGGTCACTGATGGTTCTAATGTAGATTACGCAACATTTGGTACAGTTAACTTAGGTGGACAAACAGGTGTACTAGCAGTTAATATTGCTTCTGGAAATGTAGCATTACAAGTAACTCCTGCTAGCAGTAATAGTACGGTTTGGACAACACAAGTGAGATTTATTTAAGAAGTAACAAATGGCAATAAAACCTTTTAATTCAGTAAATGGTTTTTCAGTAGGAGAAACACCTGCAAATATTATACTAGCAAACGGTGATATTACAACGACTAATATCACTGCAAATGGTATATCAAATTTAGGTCCTGTTAGTAATTTAATATTAACAGGTGGTTCTATTGGTCAGGTAGTAACCACTGATGGTTCAGGAAACTTAACTTTCACTACAATATCTACAAGTAGTAATTTAGCGGCACCAATGCCATACAATATTCCTAACGGTGATTCATACATCGTTAATGAAAATTTTCAAGGATTATTCAACTATCCAATTACAATTGACGGTGAATTAGAAGTTGATGGTATTCTTATTGAAGTTGATAGCGGCGGTGGCAATAGTTTACCAGGTGGTAGCAACACGCAAATTCAATACAACGACAGTGGTGTATTTGGCGGTAGTTCAGCTTTCATATTTAATGAGAGTACAGGTAATGTTACGTTAACAGGTAATCTTATTGGTGGGAATACAGTAAGTGCAACCTACTTAGTAGGTGACGGCGGCTTCTTAACTAACGTTACTGCTACCGGCAATACAGCCGCAACACAATTACAAAATGGTACCAGCTTAGTTAATTTTGTTGGCTCAGGTGGTAACATATTAATGCAAGTAGGTGGTGTACCTAATGTATTTGTTGCATCAGCAAACGGAATAGTTGTAAGTGATATTATTGTTCAAGGCACAACAGAATTAGGTGCAGTTGGCAACGTGTCAATCTTAGGTGGCACAAATGGTTATGTATTACAAACAAATGGTTCCGGTGGGTTAAGCTGGGTAGCACAATCTGGCGGCGGAGGTGGTGGCAGTTTTATTGCTAATGGTACAAGTAATGTAAGCATTGCAGCCATTAATGGTAATGTATCTACAAGTGTGAACGGAACATCTGATGTATTAGTAGTAACTGCAACCGGAGCTAACATTACAGGTACAGCCAACGTAAGTGGTAACATTACTGCAGGCAATGTAGCCGCAACAACATTCACTGGCGCACTAAGTGGCGCGGCAACTACTGCTGGTACAGTAACAACTGCGGCGCAACCAAATATTACTTCAGTTGGTACATTAAGCTCATTGGGTGTTTCAGGGGCAGTAACAGCGAGTACATTAGTTTCTAACGTATCAACCGGCACAGCACCTTTAACTGTTACAAGTACAACACAAGTTGCTAATTTAAATGCCGCAACTGCAGGTACAGTAAGAACTAACGCACAACCTAATATTACTAGTGTTGGTACATTGACTGGCTTAGATATTACTGGAAACATTTATGTAGGTGGAAACTTAGTAGTTGATGGTAATATTTCATATTTAAATATTGAATCATTGGGCATTGAAGACCCATTAATATCATTAGGTGGCGGCCCAAATGGCAACGCATTAACATCTAATGATGGTAAAGATCGCGGAACACTATTACAATATTACACTACTCAACCAGTAACAGCTTTTATGGGTTGGGATACAGGTAATGGAGAATTTGCGTTTGGTAGTAATGTTAGTGTAAGTAGTGAAGTTGTTTCATACGTTACCTTAGGTAATGTACGTGCTAGTACATTTATTGGTAGCTTAAGTGGTAGTGCTACTACAGCAGGTACTGTAACAACTAATGCGCAACCAAATATTACATCAGTAGGTACATTGTCATCATTAACTGTATCAGGTAATACTAACTCAGGTAATTTATCAACAACTGGCGCAATAGCCGCAACTGGAAATGTAACCGGTGGTAATGTTACTGCTGTAGGTAATATTTCTGGTGGCAATTTAACAACAGGTGGGTTAGTAACTGCTACAGGTAATATTGATGGTGGCAACTTAAATACAGGTGGTCGAGTTGTAGCAACTGGCAACGTAACAGGTGGTAATTTAATAACTGGTGGGTTAGTAACTGCTACAGGGAACGTAACCGGCGGAAATATAATCTCATCTGGAAATTTCATAAGTACTGCTAATGGCCAATTAGTATTAAATTCAGGTTCAGGAGCATCAGAAGGTGCTCAGATTGTTTTGGCTTGGACAGGCGTTTCTGGTATTACTGGTCAAGCAAACGGCACATGGAATATGGATGTAGATGGATCTAATAACTATCGAATATTCAATCAAAATGCATCAGGCGCAACAGCAGTACCTTTAACAATTTATTCAGGAAATTCACTTGTACTGGCATCCGGTAATGTTTCAGCACCATATTTTCTTGGTGACGGTGGTTTATTAAGTAACATTAGTGGAGGAGGAACTCCAAGCTCTCTTGTTAATGGTAATAGCAACGTAGTTGTCACACCAAACAGTGCTATTCTAATGTCTGTTGCAGGTAACGCTAACATATTATTAGTATCCGGAACAGGTGCAGCCGTTACAGGACTATTAAGCTCGACAGGTAACATGACCTCGGGTAACTATCATACTTCTGGTATTATTACTGCAAGCCGATTAATATCTAATGTTGCGACAGGCACTGCCCCGTTTACAGTAACAAGTACAACACAAGTTGCTAACTTAAATGCCGAAACTGCAGGCACAGCAACTAGTGCAACAAGTGCTGGTACAGCAACAGCTGCCACAAATGCGGCAGCATTATTACAAAATACGTCTACTTCTACTACAGTATACCCAACATTCTCTACTTCAAGTGCCAATGGGAATTCATCAGCCGTATTCAATACATCAATTAGTGCTAACTTAGCTAATGCATCTATTACTGCTACAACATTCGTTGGTGCATTAAGTGGTGCGGCTACAAGTGCGACTACAGCCGGTACAGTAACAACGGCAGCGCAGCCAAACATCACTTCAGTTGGCACACTAAGTGCTTTATCAGTTACTGGCAACATCAGTGCAGGTAATGTAAGTGCAACAACATTTACTGGTGCACTAAGTGGTGCGGCCACAACTGCAGGTACAGTAACAACTGCGGCTCAGCCAAATATTACAAGTACTGGTACATTGACTTCTGTAGCAGTGACAGGTAATGCAACTGCAGGTAATATTAATGCAGGTAATTTATTAACAGCAAACTTTGTAGCAGGTACACTAACTACTGCTTCACAACCTAACGTTACTAGTTTAGGTACATTGTCTAGTGTTACTGCTTCAGGTAATATTACATCAAATGCTAATGTTGTTACAGATTTGATTGTTGGTAGAACTAGCGGAATAACAATTACCGCTGCCGGCACAAATCAAAATATCAACTTAGTTCCAACAGGAACTGGTAAAGTTAATGTTGGTAACTTCATTATTTCTAACGTTGCAACTCCGGTAGCAAGTACTGATGCGGCAACTAAACAATACGTTGATGATGTTGCACAAGGTCTACATACACACGATAGTTGTAATGCGGCAACACAAACTACATTAGCAAGTATTTCAGGTGGTACTGTTACATATAATAACGGTACAAGCGGTGTTGGTGCAACATTAACAACAACAGGAACATACACAACTATCGATGGTGTTACATTGTCAAACGGTATGCGTATTCTTGTTAAGAACGAAGCAACTGCCGCAAATAATGGTATCTATGTAAGAACAAGTGCAACAGTATTGACACGTGCAGATGATTTTGATACTCCTACTGAAATGGCAGGCGGTGACTTTACATTCGTTACTGCTGGTACATTGTATGACAATACTGGTTGGGTAATGCCAGACCCAGTAACTACAGTTGGTACAACTGCTGTTGTTTGGGTACAGTTCAGTGGTGCCGGCACATACACAGCAGGTACTGGCTTAACAT